ACAACAGGCACTGTTACAATATTAGGATTTTTAGGATGTGCTTGGTATATCCAAATGAACTACTTAAAAGTAAAAGTACAAGAACAAGTACAAGAACAAGAACAAGAACAAGTACAACAAGTACAAGAACAAGGACAAGTACAAGTGCAAGGACAAGAACAATTAGATTTAGAACAAATAGAATATCTGAAGAGCCCTCTGAGAAGCGCCACCTTTACACCACTTGAATATAATACTCAAAGGCAAAGGGAAAGTAATTATAAAAAGATTTTTGAAAAATTATTGTAAATTATTTCATTGTTATTTCATTGTAATTTCATTGTAATTTCATTGTTATTTCATTGTAATTTCATTGTAATTTCATTGTAATTTCATTGTAATTTCATTGTAATTTCATTGTAATTTCATTATAAATTATTTAATCGTAACTTATAATCAAATGCACTTGCCATTTATTTTTTAGATTTAGATTTATATGAATCTTTGATTTGAAGGCGTGTATTAGTACCAATATAAGAATTACTATGGATTTTATTAAGTTTTTGTAAATCGTCACATAGTGGATGGAATCTATTAATTGTGATTCCGCTAAAAACATTACAAGATTTATTAAGTCTAGTGTATTCTGGTACTAAACCATTGTCGCTGCATTCATTAAGTTTAATATTCATAGCTTTTTGATCTTCAGGGTTAAATTTATGAGTTGGGCATTTTGAAATTTGGTATTTATGTCCTCGCAAGTCACTTTCGATATCAACAATATCACTTGGAATGCTTCGATAAGGATTTTGCATAAATGGAGAAGTACTTTGGAAACAAACTGCTTTTGATTCAGCTACAGATTTGTCAGTAACCCAGTTAAATGGAGCGCTACTTTCTTGATTTTTCTTTTCTAAAGCACAATTGTCATAAGATGAGCGAGTAAATGAAAAATGAGACATTTTATTTATAATATAACAATTTAAAAAAAGTTTAATCAAAAAAACAAACAAATAAAATTAAAAACAAATAAAAGTTTAAAGCTCAAACAAGATCAAAGATCATCATTTATCAAACAAGTTTCATCTTCTTCTGAATCATCTGCTAATAATCGTGTATTTGTAGCTTGTGTTATATCATTTAAATACAACTTTCTAAGTAATATCTTTTTTTCTTCTGCATTGCTTGATACAAATTTTGCTTTTAATGTAGAATCATTTAGAAATTTTTTATCAAAATTAGTTATAAATATATCTAAATAATGTAGTATATCATTCAAATAATTATCGTCTTGATATATTACAGTTATTCTAATTTGATTTTCGTATTTTTCAACTAATTTTGCCATAGGAATTGACAACATATACATATATACGTGTATTTGAGTTTTTTCATAGTCTCTTAATGTATTAAAAAAACCCCGTATCCTATTTTTAACTTCAACGATATAACTTTTAGATGGATCAGTTTCATCAATATACAAGCCATCTATTCGCCCACCTACAAACCAATCAAAGGTACCTGTACCTTTATCATGGTTACCTTTACCAGGGTTTATATTTAATTGTTTTTTAAAGAATTCTTGTGATGTATTTAATTTGACACCAAAACGTTTTTCATACATTTCAATTGCAGAATCTTCTTTTAAAGTACCGTGAGTTTTATTAATAAAACTATCAGATTCTTTTAATAATATACGTTTTTTATCGTCTGATATACTCAATTTTTCTATAACTGCCGTAATATTTTCTCTTTTATCCTTTGTTTCTATAGTCTTTGACTGAACTAACTTGATATTATCTTCTCCTATAGTTTTTTTTAAACGTTGTTCTTGATTTAAATCGATATTATCAATTTTTGTTTCTAATTCAGTATATTGATCTTTAACTTTTACAGATTCTTTTTCTATTTTATTAACACGTAATGTATATTGACGTTGTGTTATTCGTTTTGAATCAAGATTATCTTTTAAAGTATTCCTTTCTACTTCCAAGTGTTGTAATTTCGTTTGTATTTCCAACAAATTCTTTTTACTAGTATTTATAAGATTATTATATGATTCAGTGTCGCATCGTTTCCACAATCTTTCAAATGGTGTGACAAAATCATATATATTTTGACCTATAAAAGATGCAATATCACTTGTAAATAAAAATATTTTTTGTTTTGACATTTAATTATAATAGTATTTGTATTTTTAAATATATTTTTAAATATATTTATAAAAATTCATTTTTTAAAAACAATTAATCTAACCCCACATCTATTATTATTCCTCTTTCACAAAAATCAGTATAATATTTACTTGTACGATTTATTTTATCATACTTTTCTGTTATAAGATTATGTAATGTATTATTTTTACATGCAAAATGTAATTCATTTGATGTAACTAATTCGTATTTAATTAATCCAATATATAAACCAAATATTATTGATAAATTTTTCTCTGACATTAAATTATCAAACCCAAAATAATCAGCCAACACACTTGGTGGTGGCAATATATCTTCATAGACGCATTTTATTAATATATCTGATGTCCTCATCTTTAACTTTTGATATTACGAATTCAGTTTTTAAAATTCAATTTTTATCCCAATAATCTAATAGGTGTTTGGATCCAATTGTCATCGTACTTTTCCATTTCTGATTCGTTCATTTTCCATTTGTTCATAATTAAATTTTTGAGCTTTGCTTTTTTTGAAACTAAACGTTGAACTCGTTCTTCAATAGAGTTTTCGCCCCCAACTACAAGTTTATAGATAGTAACATCTCGTAATTGTCCGATTCTATGAATTCTATCACTAACTTGTATCATTTTACTATCATTCCACCAAGTATCTAATAAAACCAAGTTATTAGCAGCAGTCAAATTAATTCCTTCTGCACTTGACATTAAAGATACAAAACATATTTCTATACTTTTGTCGTTTTGGAAATTATTTACACTTTCCATACGTTTTTTCATTGGGATATCTCCTTGCAACGATACTATTTTAATATTTGGATATTTTGCAATAATTATATCCTTTACAATATCCAACATCTTTATCCATTGACTTACAACTACAATTTTTTCTCCAAGTGCTCTTTTTTCATCAATTATACACAACAATTCTTTTACTTTAGATGAACACTTGATTTCATTTTCTAATATTTCATCTGATTCTTGATTTTTAGGTTCGTTTACAACAATTAAAACAATGTCATTAATAGTATCAATATCACTTCTACATTTTGGGCATTTGTTTATACCAAAACGCATAATTTTATCCCAACATCCATTACAACATTTATGCCCGCACGGTGAAGCAATAGCATTAGCAATATTGTCATAACAAATTGGACATTCTTCTTCCATATTCATTGAAGTGTTAAAAAATGCTAAACGTTCAGTTGCTCTTTGCAAGCTTTGTATATTTTCAAGTCGTTTCATTTTGCCAATTACCAACCAAGGATTATTACAAGATTGCTTTAAACGTAAAATATAAACCAAAATATTATTGGTTAAAAGTTGTTTCATCATTTTTGAATTCATATCTTGTAATCCAGAAAGATTTTTTAGACGTAAAGTGAGAGCTCGCATACGTTGCATAGAATAATTCCATAGACTTTCATAGAAATCATTTTCAAATGGTGTCAATTTAACATTTACAAACACTTCATTTTTTGGTTTTAATTCATCAGCAAGAACATTTGATTTTTTCAATAATAAAGAATGCTGATTAACAACATCGTTAAGACGTTTAAATGGTCGAATTCCACCACCAGAAGTTTCATCGTGTATTAAACGTTGCCATTCTCGTCTTGAATCAATAGATTCTAATTCAAGAAATCGAAAATAAGAATAGATGTCATCAACTTTGTTAAAAATTGGAGTAGCTGTAACAACCCATTTCAATTCGGATTTTATATACATAACCGATTTAAAAATTTTTCTATTCCAATTACGAATATAATGGGCTTCATCCAAGATAACTCTGGAAAAATTATCATTAAATAAAGATCCGGATTGGAAATTACCAGATTCTTGAATTTCACAAATTTCTCTTGAAACAATAGAATAACTAGAAATAAAGAAAATATGATGTTGTGTTTTTTGTAATTTTGATCTTTGTCTTCCAGTATATACAAAAATAGAATTGTCTTTAAACGTTGTATGTTTTTTAATTTCATTTACCCAATTAGATACAAGACCTGCTGGACAAATTATCAAAGTTTTTTTACAAGATGTTTTTACAACAAGATCAAGACAACAAATTGATTTACCAGTACCTGGCTCATTGAATAATAAACCACCCTGATGCTGAGTTTCCTGGTCTAACATCCAAGAAACAGTTTGCTTTTGAAACGTCTTTAATGGCGAAGTAATCGGTGAAGTAATCATAATACAAATTGTTAACAAATGAAAAAAAAATCAATTTTTTATATTTTTTGAATAAAAAATTGTTATTTAAAAATAAATTTTGTTAGAAATGAATGGATGATATAGACAGTAAATACGATAATCAAATACCTTCAGAAGATGTTTTACACAAGGCAGAAATTATGGCATTAAACAATGGATGGAATGATAAAAATGAACAAATTATAATATCAATTGGTGAAAACTCTGCTTCATATAAATGGATGCACGAAAAATGCGCAGGTTATCATAAATTTCTACATAAATTTACAAGCATACTATTAATAATATTAAGTACAATATTAAGTGCAGAAACAATAATTCCAAATAATGATCAATGTAATTCTGATTTTACATTAGATACCATTAGGCGTGTTTTTGTATATATGGTAACAGTTTTATCTGTTATACAAAATTTCTTGAAATCAGAAGAAACCAGTGGAAAACATTTAATTGCAGTTGGTGCATTTAGCAATTTATATCACGATATTCAACAACAAATGTGTATGTTTAGAAGAGATCGTATAAATGCTACTCGTTATGTCTCTGATTGTTTAAAACAATATGATTCCTTAATTATTAATAATCCAGATATCAGTTCACGTATATTAAATAAATTTAAAAACACATTTAATAATACAGGAATTTCATTACCAGATATTGCAGATAAAATTCAAAAAATAGAAATTATAACAGAAGATAATATTATGTCTATGTCTATGTCTACACCTGGACCAGGACCGATACCGATACCGATACCGATACCTCAAAATAACAAAAAACATAAAGGAATAAATAACAATACAAATAACAACCAATCTAACATGTGTAATTTAGCTCAAATTCACAATGCTTTTCAAATACATGGAGATATAAGTGATAAAGATTTAGAAAATATAAACAGTACGGAATTAAAATCATTACGGGAACATTTTTTAGATACAAAATCAAATTATGAATATCAAAGATTTTTACAACATTCTCGTGAAACTGATTAGTCAAACATTTAATTCAGCTATTGTCATCAGCTATATAAATTTAAATTTAAATTATATTTATTCTTGTTTAGCTTGTTTATTTGCTTCTAATTTACAAGATGATCTTGGAGAGTTAAAATTATCAGGTACATATTGTCGTTTCATTTTTTTTGTTATGGAAATATACAGTTGTTTTTTAAAACTTTTAACTGTTTCAGTAACAAGAGCTGTATATTCTGTTTTGTTCCAATGAGTTTTAGTATTAATTCGTTGTTGTAATTTCATAACAACTTGAAATAGCGATTGTTTATCTAATTGGCGTAATACACGTTTATTAATCTCAGTGTTAAAATTTTCCCAATTATTAGATGATACCAATCCAGTTACACATTTATCATTACATTTATCATTACATTTATCATTACATTTATCATTACATTTATCATTACATTTATCATTACATTTATCATTACATTTATCATTACATTTATCATTACATTTATCATTACATTTATCACTGTCAAATTCTAAAATAGAAATAGAATATAGAACATCTGCTATACGTTCTGAAGAATTGTAAATATATCCTTTACTAACGCGTTTATATTGTTTAATTAATTCTATATTTTTACCAGCATCATTTAGTTCATATGTTATATTTTTCAAACCTTGTGTTACAGGACAATATTCAAGACTTTTTATGTCAGATTCAATATACTGACGAACCCAATTTCTGATAACGGTGAGATCTTCGCAGTAAAAAACATTAACGATTTCGTCATTATCAGAGGGTGCGGTTTTTAAAACAATGTACATTATACTTTTATTTATTTATAATTCCCAAAGAAATTTATTTTATTAAAATACTTTTCAAAATATGTTTTATATACGTATTTTGAACATTATTAGTGTTAATATATGTTGATCAAGAATACAAAGTCGAAGCTCATTAATTTGGTACCCAATAGTTTTGCACTCTTCCACTTGGATCTTTTGATTCTGACCATTTTGGTTCCCACATTTTAACAGTAAATTCGCTAGTATTTTTATAACTAGTGTTATTAAACAATTTGCAAAATATAGTTCTATATAATAAATGTTCCTTTGTAGTGGGTCTATTATAAACATAATGATTTTTTAGATTATTAAATTCCAAGTCAGAATATTTTGATTCACAATATTGTTTTAAACAGTGTATCCAATTATTTTTGTTGTCATTTAAACTACTAACTCCATCGCTAAATTGTTCTTTTTTTCTATACAAGATAGATTTTGGTAAAAATCCAACAAATGAATCTCTAAGAATTTGTTTTTCTATGTGATTATCCGATGTTTTTCCAAATGTTTTCCATTTTGGATGTAATCCAAGTATATAATTAACATAATCTATATCTGCAAATGGAACACGAACTTCAATTGAATTTGCCATACACATTTTATTTGCTCGTAAACAATCAAACGAATGGACATTACTTACTAAATTAATAGTTTCTATTTGAAAGTCTTGTTCACTTGGTGCATTTGCGCCATATAAATAACATAACAATTCATCAGATAATTCTCCAGAAAATAATACTTTTAAATTTGGATAATCTTGTTTAATACGTTTTGTAAGGAGATACATTGGTGTACTTGCTCGAATAGTAGTACAGTCGTAACTTTCAGCATACCAAATAACATTTTCGAGATTATTTATACCTTCATCTACGGTAAAATTATATTCGTGATGTTCAGTGTTTAGATATTCCGCAACAGTTCTTGCTGCTACTAAATCAGGTACAGTTGCATCTACTCCAATACTAAATGTTTTAATCTTTTTTGTATATCCCATTTCATCTGCAATACTAACAACCAAACTTGTAATTAAACTACTATCCAAACCTCCAGATAATAACACACCAAAATCCAAATCGTAATCAATGACATCACGTAATCGTGTTCTTACACTTTGTATCATTTTTTCACGAACGTTTTGCATAATAATATTATGCTGTTGTATTGGATTAAGTATTGGATTAATTATTGGATTAATTATTGAATTACGATCAGAAAACATTTCATAAAAATTGTAATAATTAACTGGTGTTTCTGGATTAAAAGGTGAGTCTAAAGAAGTGTAAAGATAACTTCTTGGATAAAAAACCTTGATATTATCAACTAAACTAGAATTTGGATTAACTAAACTAGAATTTGGATTAACCAAACTAGAATTTGGATTAACTAAACTAGAATTTGGATCAACGGAATTTGGATCAACCATAGTTAAACACTTTAATTCTGAAGAAACAACAAAACGAGTAATAATATTATTACTAGAATTAGAATTAGAGTTGTATTTATATCCAATATATAATGGTGTAACTCCGATAGGATCTCTTGCAATTAAAATATGTTTTGTTTCAATATCGTATAAGAAAAATGAGAATTGTCCTTGTAATTTTTTAAGCATTTCTGGTATATTTTGTTTATACCGTTCGTAAAGTGGGAATATAATTTCACAATCTGATTTTGTACATTTATAATCCAATTCCTTTTCCAAAGATCTCCAATTAAAAATTTCTCCATTGATAATTAAAAACAATGTGTTATTTTTATTTACAAGTGGTTGAGATGTATTGTCTCCTGTTATTTTTAATCTAGTATGAATCATCAAGATACTTTTATCAAAATTAGGATCTATAATTAAATTATTGCCATTTGAATCTGGTCCTCTATGTAATAATTTAGATGTTGCTGATTCAATTGTAGATTTGTATTTTTGGAATACTTGTTCTCTATTATCATCAGTTGGTTTAATACTTGATGTTTCAATTAATGCAAAAATACCACACATTTTAGTTTAAAAACAATAAGAATTTTATATTATTTATATATATTCAATTTTTACCAATGAACGTAATTTTTATACATATCGGAACTGAACTACCAAAATGTTTATTTGACAGTTTATATCAAACATTATTAATCAACGAATACAAGGCAAAAATTTATGTTATAATTGATGATTCTACAATCGATACATTTAATAGTAAAGTATCAGAATTTTCGTTTAATCATTATACAAAGACAAAATTTGAATATTTGAATATTATAAACGTAGTTCCGTTATCAATTTTAGAAATGAATGCATCAAATGATGTTACATTTAATAATTACAAACAAGTTGTTACACAAAAATTTCAAAATTTGTCTGAATTTAGAAGTGGGTTTTGGATATCAACTACAGCTAGATTTTTTTATATATCAATATTGATGAAAATGTTTAATATAAAAAGTGCTTTTCATATAGAAAACGATATAATGATGTATGATAATTTCTATGATTTATACAATTATATATGTAAAATGTATAATGTGTCATCGGTAGATAAAGTATGTATGGTACAGGATGCTCCGGAAAGGGTAATACCTAGTTTATTATTTTTCCCGGATTATGATTCACTTAATATTTTAACCCAATATATAACAAACGAATTGTCTAATTCCGAAAGTTTTTTAAACGATATGAGTATCCTTGGTTCATTTGTTGATAAAATACAATTACCAATAATTCCGGGTGGAGGTAAAATAATTTTTGACGGGGCTGCGTTGGGTCAATATCTGGGAGGAGTAGATTATAGAAATTTACCAAATGCAGATGACCCGATTGTTTGTTACAACAATCCATCTCGTGGTTTTGTAAATGAAACTGCTATTATACGAGCAAACGAATATAATTTTTCAAAATCAAAAGTAATACTTGATCATTTAAGAGTTCCGGTCAGTGTTCCTATTTTATATGATAAAAAATCCAATCAAAATAAAATTACACAAATTGCAAATTTGCATATTCATAGTAAACAACTGTATCAATTTTCAAGTGTATGTGATATTCATTTTGATGATATAATATCAGGAGACAGAATTTTGTCATTGTGCGATTTTGTATTAGTAACAAAACCTATTATCGAATTTCACAAGAATATCGAAAAATACGCAAAAGACGTTATTTTGATACGTGATTTTAACAATATTAATATGTTATTATTGAATAGTTTTTTTAAGAATCATTGTGAAAAAAATAATACAATGGTTGTGAAATTATTTATTTATACTCATATTTTGGATGATTTTCAAAAATTTATATTTCCTAGACTAGATAATTCTATACATTACGATTTGTATTTACATAATTCTGATCATGCATTTATGGATAAACATATTGATATGTTAGATAGTGATTACATTAGGAAAGTTTATGCACAAAATTTGGATACTACATTTACTTCTGATAAATTGACATTATTGCCAATAGGTATAGCAAATTCAATGTGGAAACATGGCAATATCTTAGAGGTATATAAAACAATTAGCCAAGTGTATAAAGTAAAAAAGGTAAAATCAATATATGTAAATATAAATCCGACTACATATTTTTATAGGAAAAATATTTTAGACAAGATAAATGAAAAGGGTCATTTAAAGGTGTCTACAAATAAACCTTATACAAAGTATTTACAGGAATTAGCTGAACACAGGTTTTGTTTGTGTATAAGAGGTAATGGTATAGATACTCACAGATTTTGGGAGAGTTTGTATGTTGGTGTAATTCCGGTTATTATTAATAATAAAACTACACTTTGTAATAATTTTGTAAAATATTTACGTTATTTGGATGTACCTTTTTATGAAATAAGGGAAGATGATTTGGATAAGATGTTTAATAAATATACACAGGATTTTTTCAATGACGTTTTATATTCTGAAATTAATACAAATTCAACTATTTTCAATACTGAATGTTTAAAATTAAATTTTTACAAATAAATATTTGCGATCACAAGATCGTTAGAAAGCGATATTAAAAATATTATTTAAAACTAGATAGTTAGATTATTTGCAATCTAAAATGGAATCAGGATTTGGACAAAATCTAGAAGGTTTTTTAATTAAGGGAAATTTGTCTCTGGTACCATCTGCAAATCCGTCATTACAAGGGGATGGATCAGTAGAAGGTTCTGGGATTTTATATTTTGATTCTATTAGAGAATACAATTATTCAAGTGGAGTTAATATTCAAGATGTTTCATTTCAAAATGGAAAATTAACAATACCATATACAATTCCAAGTGACAATGCTACTTCAGCAAGTGTTATTATAGATGGTGGTATGTCTATAAAACACACACAAAATGCATCTAGTACGACATCAGGTGGTGCACTTACAGTAGTGGGTGGGGCTGCTATAGGTAAAGATTTATTAGTTGGTGGCGTCGTTAATATGACTGGGAATGCTATAAAAAACTTGGCATATCCTGTGATTGGTAGTGATGGTGTGAATAAGGATTATGTAGACTCGGTAGCTGGAAGGGTATCTGGTAACTTTACCACTGGTCAAGTGATTTTTGCAGATTCAAACGGTGATGCTATACGTGGTTACTCGTTTTTGAAAATAGATTCTGGTAAATTAGATTTATCAATACCGTTATCTATTACAAATACGAGTAATGCTGATGGGTCATCAGCTTCGTTGCAAATATTTGGGGGTGTAAACATTAAAAAGGATACTATAGTAGAAGGTTTGATAAATCTTTCTGGAAATTCTATAATCAATTTATCATCGCCAGTGAATAATTTGGATGCAGCTAACAAAGAATATGTTGATAATTTGATTACTAATTTAACATTTGGTAATATATCTGGAAATTTTACAACTGGACAATTAATTGTTGCAGATACATCAGGAAATACTATAAGAGGATATGATACTTTAACATTTGATGGGACCACATTGACATTATTTAATACAAGTAATAATTCATTTGTGTGTTATGGTGGTATTTCTATAAATAAAGATGCATTTATTGGTGGGGTACTTGATGTAAATAATAACAATATTATTAATGTGGCAGATCCGGTAAACAATTTGGATGCAGTTAATAAAGAATATGTTGACAATTTAATTACGAATTTGACATTTGGTAATATATCTGGAAATTTTACATCTGGACAATTAATTGTTGCAGATACATCAGGGAATAATATAAGGGGCTTTGATAATTTTACTTTTACAAGTAATGCTAATGGTAGTGGGTCTGTTATTTTAAGTAATGTTACAGATATTCGTATTCAAAATACGAGTAATGCTACAGGATTAACAAACGGTGGTACATTAACATCATTAGGTGGTGCAAGTTTTCAAAAAGATGTATATATAGGTGGTGTATTGGATGTTAATTTACAAAATATCAAAAGTGTAGCTGATCCTATTGATGATTACGATGCTGTAAATAAAGAATATGTTGATAGTTTATTTGCAGATTGTTGTAGTGGTAGCGGTGGAGGTGGTAGTGGTATTTCAACAAATGTTTTTAATTTGAATAATAATGTATTATCACCAGAAGATATACCGATTTTTTATTATCCAGAATCAATTCTTGCTTTTACAGCAAGTGTATATGTACAATATAATAATACAAGTACAGCATTGTATACAATTCGTGGTATACATTGTGGGGATTCTTGGGATATTACAAGTAGTTATATAGGTAATCCTTTAGGTATAAATTTTTATATAAGAAATAATTCTGGTCAAGGTCTTTTACAATATACAAATAAAAATACAAGTGGATTTGCATCTATAAGATTTTCTACGAGCTCCAATATAGATATTTCTTCTAGTAGCAATCAATTAAATATACCTATTTTGGATAATATTACTACTTTTACAAATATACCGATTTTATCGTTTCCAAGTGGCTCAGTTGATTCATTTAAATTAATAGCATTTGTATCTAGTGAATTAGATGATCAATGTGGAATGTTTTTTTTAAATTCTGTGTATACGAATGGAGTATGGGTTTTAAATAGTCATAACATTGGTAGTATTGGTGGTATAGAATTTAGTATAAGTAACAGTGGTGTAGTACAGTATAAGAATAAGAATAATAATTTAGCAAATGATTATACAGTAAGAGTTGTACAATATTCATTTTTAACTGCACAATCAAGAATTATATTAGATGCTAATACTATTGACCCTACAAATATAAATACTACAGATTTAGCATTTGAAAATATTACAAATTTTCAACTATCATTAGTGGCAAATGATATTGTAACAAATAAATCTGCTCTTTATGAAATACACGGTATTTTAGATGGAACCGTTTGGAAAATAAATTCTAGATATATAGGTGATGATTTGGGGGTAAAGTTTTTTATAAATACAATTAGTGGTAATACTGGTATTTTGCAATATACAAATAACAATACGGATAATGTGAATATTAGGTATAATAAACGTCTTCAAAATTTATTTGAGCCACTTACTGTAACATTGGGTGGTACGGGTAATTCTAGATTTAATCCATATGCTGTATTAAGAGGTAATGGAACAAATCCTATAATTGGAACTGATGATTTTATATACCAGGATTATAAATTAACATTAGGAGAAGAATCATCTATTGTTTTAAAGAATACTACTACGGCAACTAGTTTAACAAACGGTGGATCATTAATATCATATGGTGGTGCAAGTTTTCAAAAGGATGTATTTATTGGTGGTCAATTGGATGTAAATTTACAAAACATTAAAAACGTAGCTGATCCAATTGTTGATTATGATGCTGTAAATAAACGATATGTTGACACTGCTATAGACAATTTGGATTTAAATAACAATGATAATATTATTGAACAAAACCAGTTATTAAATAACAATGTATCGATTCCACAAGATATTTCAGGATTTCAATTTGATGATACAGTACGAGCATTTATTTCAAACGTCCATGTTCAATCTGGTAGTAATAGTGCATTGTATACTATACGTGGTATAAATTGTAATACACATTGGTTATTAACGTCTTCGTTAATTGGGAATCCTTGTGGTGTCGATTTTCATATTAGAAAACAAAGTGGTATTGGTTTTGTACAATATACAAATCAAAATTTATTAGGTTCTACAGCAATTAAATATACTACAAATTCGTCTATATATACAAATGCGTCATCTTCACAGATTAATTACAATTTATTGCCTAATCAAGTTTCGTTTACAGAGATACCTATTTTAACATTTTCAAATTCTATATTAGATTCTGTAAAATTATTGATTTATGTATCTAGCAACATTGATAATAGATATGGATTAATTTTAGCAAATTGTGTATTAAGAAATAATCAATGGAATATTAATACACATAATATAGGTGATATTAGTGGTATAAGATTTGGAATAAGATCAGATAGTGGTAGTAGTGTGATAGAATATACGAATACAAATGTTAGTAGTGATTATACGATTAGAGTAACAAATATAAATATATTAAATACATTGGACTCCTTTACATTAGCTAGAAATACAACTACATTAACAGAAATTGATACACCATTATTACGTCTACCAATTGATTTATATTATTTCCAAATGTCTATTTATGTTAATGTTCCATTGTCTAACAAGTCAGCATTATACGAGGTCCAGGGTGTTGTGTGTAATAATGAATGGACAATAAATTCTAGATATACTGGTGATTATACTGGTGTAAAATTTTACATGACAACTGTATCTAGTGTAGGGTATTTAACTTTTACAAATATAAATAATGTAGATGCTTATATAAAATTTGTAAAAGATGTACCACTGACTTCATTAAAACCATTGCACGTTAGTAAAGGTGGAAGTGGCTCTAGTTATTTAAATCCTTATACTATTTTGAGAGGAAATGGAACAAGTCCTATAATTGGAACGGCTGATTTAATTTATCAAGATAATAAATTAATAGTTGGTAACAATTCTAGTATAATCATTACAAATACAAGTTCTTCTATAAATTTAACAACAGGATCTACATTTGTTGCATATGGTGGTGTTAGTATAAACAAGGAATTATTTATTGGTAAACAATTAGTTGTAAAGGACGTTGATATTACTCCAAATATAGATGACATATCGGCTGAAAGAGAATTTTCTGGGCAAAATAATATAATGGTACCAAATAATGTTACAGGATTTGTTTTTACAGAATTATCTACAAAATCCTTTTCTGCAATGGCTTGTGTAAGTATACAAACAAATTCTGATGAATTTGATGCATTATACGAAATTAAAGGATTAAAAAAACGTAGTGGATGGATGATAGATTATAAACATATAGGAGATGATTTAGGTATAAATTTTACAATAAACTCGAATGGACAAATACAATATACAACTACAAATACTCCAGATTGGTTATCTACAACAATAAAATTTAGGGCAACAACAACTACTTGTATATAAAACAACTACTTGTATATAAAACAACTTAAACAATTAAAATCAATTAAAATCAATTAAAAACAATTAAAAACAACTGAAAAAAACTGAAAACAATTAAAAACTAAAAACAACCGTTTAATTTTTAATTATATTTACTTTTTTATATATAAGTACAGATCTACATATGTCAGATTATTATAATACATTGGGTGTATCTAAAAATTCTACACCAGAGGATATTAAAAATGCTTATAAACGTCTAGCTAGGACACATCATCCAGATAGAGGTGGTAATAAGGAAGAATTTCAAAAAATCCAAGAAGCATACGAAACATTATCTGATAATGATAAAAAAAGTCAATATGACAATCCAGTGTTTGGTAATGGTAATGGTAATGGTAATGGTAATCATAATTTTCCATTTGGTGGGTTTGACCATCCATTTTTTAATCAACAACGTAATCAACAACGTAATCAAACTATTAAAATGAATGACCATTTGTATACTTGTAAAATAACATTAAGAGATGTGTATTATGGTGTCACTAAACGTTTAAAAGTACATAGAACTAAGATATGTAAATCGTGTATACAAAATTGTAATAGTTGTAATGGAAATGGTAAAATTGTTCAACATATTCAAATGGGACCATTTGCACAGGTAGTTGAAAATATTTGTCCGAATTGCAGGGGTTCTGGTAGGATATCTAATAATAATAATGAATGTTCTGATTGTAATAAAACAGGTAAAATTGAAGAAAATAATACTTTTGAAATAATTATAAAACCAGGTGTAAATAGTGGTAATAAATTTACATTTGACGGATGGGGAGAACAACCTAAAAAAAATAATGAATTACCAGGTGCATTTATAGTAATTATATCAATTGAAAATGACGCATTTTTTACAAGAATTGCTTTAGATTTATTTTGCAATATAAAGTTATCTTATAAAGATTCAATTATTGGTAAAGACATAATTATACCCCATTTTAGAGGAGATATTCCTCTTGATACGCGGGGTTTTGGTATAATAAACCCTAATAAGAGTTATATATTATATAACAAAGGATTACTTGGCGAAAATGGGTCAAGTGGTAATTTACAAATAAAATTTATTATAGATTATCCAGAAAGAACTTTTAATGAAGATGAATTAACTATACTAACTACTGCTTTTGATAATATTAATTTTTAATTTTTCTTTGTGAATTTACCACTCGTATCAATTTGATAATGTACTGATTTATACAAATCTGATACATCTGTAAAACAACTATTTGTATATGTTACCAAACATTTTAATTCAGATAAGTATTTCTGTTCTATAAAATTCACAGTATTTCCACATACTTTATCTTTTTTACATTGATTAAGAAATCTATACAATATATCTGTAGAACTATCAATATACATATTTAAAATATTTGCAATGTCACGACGTTTGGTTTTTTCTCGATTTCTTTTTTGTAAAACACTTTTAAATTTTTCTTCGGTTATTTTTTGAGTAAGATAGTTTACGCGTAAATCTTGATTATCATTGATAACATTAATTACATATCTTGGTAATTCAACACGTAATATATGTACAATATTTCTACAGATTGTAGACATTTTTAGACTAGAAGCGCCAACAATACGAGATATAAAATGATTATCAATTTCTCGTCCACATCTAACTTCAAGAAGATTTCTTTCATTGTTTCCATTTCTACGCAACCATTCGAAATAATGAGGATTATGAATTACACCATTTTCAACTCGCCCAGTTTTCCAATTAAAAGGTGTTTGGCATTGTGTGCAAAACATTTGATCACATCCTTCGATTTTAAAAATAGGAGTTGCGCATTTAGGACAAGGTTTAGTATCCTTGGCCAATAATTTTGCAGTTTGGACATTTTCCGGTTTACACGTATGTAAAAGTGTATTCGCCCCTTTTACTTCGTGACAATTTGAACAAGTCATCATTTCACATATACCACATTTCCATTCGGAATTTAAAAACCCTCTACAATTTTCATAATGGCATTTTTGAATAAATGTTTGTTTTTCATTTTCAGGAGTTTTGCACAGTTCTCTTTTACTAACAGATACTTGAGATTGAAGATCACGAATTTGTTTTTGAAGATTAAAGATGTCTTTTTTAATCGTTTCTTGTCGTTGTTGTTCTTCAACAATTGGTTGAGTTGCTGGAAGTAATGCACGTTCGCGTTCCAATAAAACTTTTTCAGTGTGTTTCTTGTAAACACTATCAACAAATTTTCTTGTAAACAAAGAAATTAATGTTTTATAATTCCATTCGTGTTTGCAATTCATACAATGAGCATTTTCATTAGAAGACGTCAAATATGTCTCTTGGCATTTTTTACACGATTGAAAGTCACAAAATTGACAAATAATACAAGCGTGAGTAGAGCGATTAAAAGTTTCAACGCACACGTTACAAGAAGACATTTCGTTACAAGAAGACATTTCGTTACAAGACATATTCTTAAAGGTAGAATTATAAAAAATGTAAAAAAAATTCAATTTTTTATTCAAAAATTGGTTGTTACACAATTGACATTTGTTACTTGGTTATTAAACTAGTTGTACGGTAATAAGATTTTTAATAGTAAAGATCGCATTCTATTTTTAATAGTAAAGATCGCATTCTATTTTTAATAGTAAAGATC